AACTCTACAACCTGATGTGGTTCTGTAAGAAAGTTTCCATTCCTTTTGAAGTGTATGCTTTCACCAATGATTATCCTCTCGTTCCTAGGAATGAAGATGGTAGTCGTGGTATTCGTGATCTTCCTTATGAGAAGCGTGAAGGACTTCTCTACATGGCTGAATGGTTTAGTATGATGAATATCTTTACCAGTAAGACTAAACTGAAAGAGATGGAAAAGCAGATGAAAAACTTCTATCGCTTGGCAAGTTCTTATCGTAAGTATGGATATCTTGCTGTTCCCACTGGATTGAGTCTTTCTGGAACACCTTTGAATGAAGCAATGTTAGCACTGCATGAAATTCTTCCACAATTCAAAAAAGAAAACAAACTGCAGAAAGTTCAGTGTGTTGTTCTTAGTGATGGTGAGGCAGCACCTCTGAAGTATCATCGTGAGTTTCATCGTCATTGGGAACATGAACCTTTCATTGGAACTAGTACGATCCATCCAAATGCTTTTCTTCGGGATCGCAAGACTGGAAACACTTATTCTCTTGATTGTGAATGGTATGAGTTTACTGATATTCTTCTCCGCAATCTTCGTGATAAGTTTACTGATGTGAACTTCATTGGTATTCGTGTTCTAGAACCGCGTGATGCTAATAGTTTTATTCGTCGCTATACTGGTTGGGGTGGAAAGAACTTTGATCGAATCCAAAAGATTTGGAAGAAAGAGAGAGCATTTTCTATTCATCAATCTGGATATCACACATACTTTGGACTCTCTGGTACTGCTCTGTCTAGTAATTCTGAGTTTGATGTTGATGAGGGTGCAAGCAAATCAAAAATCAAATCTGCCTTTGCTAAAAGTCTGAAGAGTAAAAAGATGAACAAGAAAGTTCTGGGGGAGTTTATCGAACTAATTGCCTGAATAAATAATAAAAAAACTGTCTGGCGATGAAACCTTCCCCTAAGAAATTAAAAGAAACAAAAGAGATCTATGAAAAGGTTGTAACACACCTCATTGAGGAAGGTTACGCCTCTGATGTAGAATCTGCTGATTCAATTATTAATGGTATGAGTGAGCAGTGGTTTGAACTGATTACTGAGAATTGATAATGAAGAGACTTACCTCTAAAGAAGTCTCTAGAATGATGGAAGAGGTTAATCAACTTGCTGAGTTGACTAATCCTGTCATGCCTTCTGCTGTTAGAGACGAAGCAAGGAAAAAACTCAAAGCTCAGGGTAAAACTGATGCTGAGATTGATAAACTCTTTGCGGATATGGATGCTGCTGCCCAAGCAAGACTTAATCCAACTCCAGAACAAAGAAAGGCACAAGTTGAACGGGATCGTTTAATTCAGCAAGCTGGTGGTGGTGTTGCTGGTGAAAAGGCTGCCACTGAGAGATTGAAAAATAATCCTTTGAGATTTTTATTTGATATTGAAGCGCGTGGTAGGGCTGATGTAAGGACTAAAGGTCGTGAAGCTTTAAGACAACTTGGTGATGGAGATATTGAAAAGGGATTAGAAATTTTTAGAGCAGAACAAGAAAAGAGAAATAATACAAGTTCTTCTTCACCAGAACCTTCATCCTCATCATCTGTTCCTGCAGGATCATTCAATATTTCTCCTAAGGGTTCTACTCGTAGGAATGAGGTTGAAGCGCAGATTAAGCGTGATAATGCAGCAAGAACTGATGACCAGCGTGTTCAACCAAAGCAACCAGTAAAGCAAGAAAAAAGATATAGTTTTACTGCAAATGGTCAAACTTATAATATGACTAAGGCGGAAATTAACTCCAAGTATGATGAGTTAAGGAAAAATCCTACACAAGCAAAAGCGTTCGGTATTGCTTCTAATAATGCAATATTTAAAAAACCTGATGCTAGTACAGTAAAAACGGGTAGTAGTGCAACTCTTTCTAACGCACCGAAGAATGATCTTGCTAGAGGATCGACTCCTATAGTAGTCAATCGTGAAACCAGTCAAAGGACATCAAATGCCCTTGATAAACCAGTTGCAGGTTCAATGGCACAGAGATTGCAGGCAATTCGTGCCCAGCAAGGTCGTCCACAGACACCTTCTGCTGTTCAATCAGGGGTGAAAAAACCTGTTCAATCTGCTGCTTCTCGTGCATTGAATACTGGATCTCTTAAGGATAAACAGGATGCAATGAATACTGTGAATAATAACTATGCATCTTCAATAGATCAATTAGCAACTGATATGATGATCAAGAACATCAAGAAACCCAAACCTGCAGTAACTCCAAATCAACAGTCTTCTATTCAACAGAAAGTTACTCAGGTGAAACAACCTGTTCAATCTAACGCACAATCTTCTGCTGGATCTCCATCAGCTAGTGAACGTGTTGCGGAGATAAGAGCAAAAGCGGATGCTGCTCGTCAACTTCGTTTACAAAATATGTCTCCTGCAGCACGAAGAACATTACAAGATATTCAGAACAGAAGAACTGCAGCTAGAAACCGAGCAGCGGGTAAAACGGAAACACCTATGAGAGTGACAACAGGTTCTGGAGCTAACGCTACTACTACAACTTATGCTGCTGGCACGTCAAAATCTGATCCAAATGTTGCAGCGGAGATAAAGACTACTAGGAATCTGATAAACAAGGCTAGTGGAACTCCAACAGGTAATACTATAAAGACAAAGGTGAATCCAGACTCTAGTATTAAAGTAACTCAAAAGAGAAGTCCTGAAGCAACTGCTAAAATTAAGAAGTCTCTTGATATCTAAATAAAAGAAACTACGATTTAGACAAATGAGCAGATTCGGAGATTTATTTAGAGGTGAGGCAGCACCTGCTCCTGAACCCGTTGTAGAAGAAGTTCTTGTTACTCCTAAAGAGGAAGTTCTCACTGAGGCAAGTCCTCTTGAAGAAATGAGCAAGAAGGAACTTGAAGAGTATGGTAGAACCTTGGGTATTGAACTCGATAGACGCCATAAGAAAGAGGATCTGATTGAGGAACTCAAAGAAGCAGAAGGGGAATGAAAATGAAAAGTTTTCAACAGTTTATGGAAGCGGTAGACAATATTGATATCTCAACCTCTCAAGATCCATTATCTAGATTGAATAGAACAATCGGAAAGGCTATTAGTTTTGCTACTGGTCAAAGAACTGCAGAAGTAAGAGCAAAGAAGGGTGGTGTTCCTGGAAATGTACTGGTTAAACAGACTGGTCCGTTTTCAACAAAGAATGCTCCAATTAAAGGATCTTTTATTTCTGATGATGAAATGAAAAAAAGAGGTCAAAGCACAAAACCAATGGGGCGCATTGGAGAATAGTTATCCACTTACATAACTGTCACAGGGGGCACTCCAAAGTGCCCCCTTTTTTTGTATAATTACTTCAGTTAAAACAAACAACCCAATGGGACTGTCCAAGAGCAGCATCATCGAATCACTCCAAGAAACTTACGGCGAATCTGTGACTACTGCAGATATCCGTGCTTGGTGTGCGATGAACGACTGCAACTATCAGACCATTACTAACAAACTCTCTGATTGTAAAGTTGGGCGTGGTAAGTGGAACCTGACCGTACAAGAGAAACTGGAACAAACCTATCAGGCACCTCCTGCGTTGCCTGCTGTTGAACAAAACCTTATTCCTCAGAAAGATGATTCCTTCGTCAAGTTTGGCAATTTTGGTGACATTAAAAAAATTATTGAGTCCCGTGTCTTCTACCCTACGTTTATCACGGGTCTCTCGGGCAATGGTAAAACGTTCTCTGTTGAA